GGTCACGCCCAGCACCTCAGTGACAAACCGGGTGGGCTGGTCGTGGTACGTTCTGACAAAGTCCAGCATCGCGTTGGGCGCAGGGTCACTCGTCACGCGCAAGCTCCACAGCGACCGGCGTGGTCTGGATCTCATGCACGGTCTTCATCTTGCGCAACGCGTCCAAATGCATCTCGCCAAGATTAAGCGTCACGTTGGTCTGGCCGCCCTTGTTGGCATAGCGCTGCGACCAGGCCTCCGCGATAAACTTGTGTTGTGCAATTTCCTCACGGGCAATGCTGACGTCAACCTGGCCAATCTCAGCGGCGCGGGTGCCGGGCGCAGCCGTGGCCCGTTCCGCCTTGCGCTCGTCGCGCAGCTCACGAATAATCTCAAACCCAAGCTCGGCATGCGTATCAGCGGCAGTCTCGCGCACCTCGTCCAACACGCCAGCATAGTCCGGCAGCTTCATCAGGTTGCGCCGAAGAAAGCCGCGCTCAACGCCAAGCTCGCGCCCAAGCCCGGCAATAGTGCCGCCGCCCAGCAAATGGTCGCGCAGGGCGTCAGGGCCGCCACGGTCAGTTAGGGCTTTGATAAGGGCGCGTTTCTTGGGCTGACCTGGCACGGCAGGGAAAACTCCGGTGATTTGCGGCGCAAAATATCACGGGGGTTGTGCGGGGGCAAACTTGGGGGTGCAGGGGGGGGTGCGGGGCTGCTACATCTGCTACATCTGCTACGCGGGGGGCTTCATGTTTAATTCAGCCGAATTAAATATGATTGACGCTGTGCGGGTCGTTCTTGGGTAAAAAAAGAAAAAATCGAGGCGGTGCGGGCTTTCGCTTGCCCTGCATAGGTGGGGGGGGTAGGTGTGAGCGTGCAAAATTTGATAGCCCCGGTCGCGAACTCGCGCCGGGGTTTTCTTTATCTCGCATAAGGGATTTTGAAGCGGTGCGCGTGTCGGGGTATACCAGCACCCGCCCCCCGGCGGCTACCGGGATGGGGGGGGGTATTTGCATAATCTGGCAGGTTGTTCGCATAATCGTGATTATGTTAATAAAAGCGTCCATATATTGTACCCATGTCTGCTCGATGTACGACATGTAGATTTAGCACAATATGTGGTGTTTTTGGGGTGCAAAAAGCGGGCCATTATATAGCTCAGGCGCGCGCGGCCGACGCCGTTCCGGTGTGTGTCGCCACGCATGCCTGTAAACGCACGCTCAGACCCCGTTTAGCCACTGTTTCAGCGTCACCACGGTGAAACAGGGCACGTCACCCCTGTAAACCTCAACAAGGCCCTCCAACGGCCTAGAATTTGATGCTAGTATTTTGCACATTTCGCGCACGATAAACCCGTTGCCCTCAATCTGCTCATCGCCACATGTTGCGCGCTGCATCGTCGTGTATGTCTCAGGCCCAGTCCAGCGCTTCACCGTGTCCAGCTCAATGCGGTATTTTACCATTCGTCAGCCTCCAGCGCCACGGCGATTGCCAAATAGTTTATTTGGTCAACCGCGCTGTCTCGGCCCAGTGAATCACCGAGGTCAACGCGCGCCGCTTTTATCTCCGCCAAGCACCGCGCGACCTGCACCGGCGTGACTTGCTTGCCCAGCACCAGCGACCAGCGCGTGGCGATGTTTGTGTGCAGCGGCAGTGCCGAGCCATATGTTGCCTCTCTGTCCTCCAAGATGCCCTGCGCTATGTCGAACGTTTTGCTATATTTCATCGCCGTGTATTACCTTGTATAATGTTTCACCACGCTCATTGAGCTTTGGCATTGCGCGGACAAAGCCGCGTGTGATGAGCGCCGCCACGTAAATCAGGCTCATCTTGGCGTGCAGATCCAGACCGCCCGTGATATCCCAGTGCGTCGCCGTGCCTTTGTCTCGGATGAACCGCAGCACGGCAAAATGATGGCGCGATAGTTTGGGCACGCTTCTGTCGTTGCGGTCAGCCGGGCAGGGCGCGCGTCTGCCGAGCTGCACTTGCCTGCGCTCGTAGGCGAGCATGGCCGCGCCGAGGTTATGTTCCTGCTCACTCGTCAAGCGGCGTGGCCCTGTAGCGCGCTCTTATGCCCGTCACCCTCGATTTCTCAACGTGGCCGTGTTGGCAGCACACGCGCAGCCGGTAGCCCGTTTGCCGCGTTGTGCAACCCGCCGCCTCCTTAACCTCGCGCGGCAGCATGTAGCCGCCGTGCTTGCGCAGGATGTCCACGATGTGCCAATCCACCGCCGTCATGTCGTTTCGCCGGATAAGCGCCTTGGGCGAGTGCACCGCCGGATGCTCTTTGTGATAACGCGCCAAATCAATCTGCGCTTGCCGCGCCAGGCGCGCGCCGTACTGGCGCTCTGTCAGCCCGACCCGCACGCCGTCAATGATGAACGGAAAGACGTGCTCAACCATTGGCGCGCTCCAACTCGTATTTCCGCGCTTTCATCATGTTGCGCTGTTCCGCGCTCCAACGCGGCAAGTCTGTATTCAGCACAGTGCGGCGGTGCCACAACCCAGCCAGTTCCGGCAGCGTGTGATATTCTTTCAGCATAAGTAAAAAATCATCATTATGTAATTCTGCGTAATCCGCCGCAAGCCAAGCGGGACACCGGGACACCCCTATAGGGGTGTGTCCCGTCTTGTCCCGCCTTGTCTGGCCTTGCCATTTTGTCGGGACAGAGTGTCCCGCTTGTTGTCCCGCTATGTCCCGCTTCATGCCAAATCCTCGTTAACCATTGATATTATGCCATTTTCCTGCCGGACAAGCCCATCCTCGATTGTCCCGTTCATGTCCCGGTTAAACTTTCGCTTGGTGGAATCGCGGTTCCCCGTATCAAAGCGGGACAAGTACGTTTTTCGCAGAATGTCCCGCTCTATTTCGCCATTTATGGCCAATTCTTCTATCAAATTGATAATCTTTCGCGTCCCTGCGCTCATCCCTGCAGCGCCTTGGCCCGGCATATCCGCCGTAAATTCCAGCACGATTGAGCTGACGTGTTCCATGTCGGACGTCATCATTTCGATCGGCAACTTGACGAACGCCTTTGGCTCCGGCATTGCGTCCTCTTTTTGCTTGGTGAAAGTCAGCGTCACCAGGTTGTCGCTTACCGCATCGATGCGGAACTCGTGGTCCAGCGCCGCGTTAATCTGCGACGCCCCACGCGCCCGCTCCTTGCTTTGGTGACCACTGTGGTGCACGAGCATGACCGTGCAGCCGTATTCCTCTTTGATGCTGTCGCACGCCACGATAAACTCGTTGACGTCTTTCCCGTCGTTCTCTGACGCACCGCCGAGCGACCTTGCCAGCGTGTCAATCACGAGCAGCCTTGGCTTGCCCGCCACCTCAACGAGCGTCGCTATTTCGGCGCGCAGCACGTCCACCGCATCCGGGTCAGACATAATCACGGCTCGGTTCGACAGATAAAACTGCGCCTGACCTTTGCCGACGCTGTGGTGCTTTTGCCAAGCCGCCGCGCGTCTGCTCATCCCGGACAGCCCCTCTCCAGCTATGTAGAACACGCTGCCTTGCTGCACCTCGTGCCCGTGGTACGGCGTGCCTGACGCGATACACAGCGCCATATCCAACACGGCAAAACTCTTGCCGGACCCTGCAGATCCGAAGCACATGGCCAGAGTGGACACCTCAATTAGCCCGTCGATGAGCCATTCCGGCTGCCGTATGACCAGATCGTCCAAGTGCGTGAACAGCCGCTTGACTTGGATTAACCTATGCTCGGCTAATCCCGCTTTTACCGCGCTCATTCCCGCTGATGCGTGCACGTCGTTCCAATCCGCACCGGGCAACGCTGGCACGGCGTATGGCTTGCCGGTGGCTCTAGCTGCGGCCAAACCTTTTTCGTCGTTGTCGGCTGCGATGCGCAGGCGCGCCTCTGGCCATTCCGCCTCAATGGCGTTGCACACTGCCGGCATATTGCCCGCGTCCAGTGCGAATATAACTGGGCGGGCCGTTGCCATATGCACCGAGCAGGCCGTGGCCCACCCTTCCGCAACCCATATGGCCCCGCCGCGCGTTAGACCTTTGCCAACAACGCCGAACACGCCGCCGTCCTTGGATAAGCCAGGGTTAAACCGTTTGGTCCCGTCTGGCGTGATGCGCTGCCATCCAACCCGGTCACGCGCCGTGTTAAACAGCGGTATGACCACGTCTAGCCCGTCGAGGCGCGCGCCCAGCAGCTCAACGCCTTTGCGCTGGTGGTACGGCTCAAACGGATCTGGCGCGGGATCTGGCGGGGCAGGCGGGGCCACAGCCAGCGCGGCCCCGTTTAGCTCTGATGCAAACGGGTTGATTTTCACCACGTTTGATTTGATTGGCCCCAAGTCGGGCCAAACCCCGTCCGCCGCCAGCGCTTTGATGATTGCCTTGAAATCCTCGCACTGCCGGCAATGCACTTTGACCAGCCCGTCGCGCTCTGAGATCCAGAAGCGCGTTGAGGGCGTGTCGTTATACCCGCAGTGTGGGCAGGGCCCGTGCCATTCGCCTTTCGGCCCTTCGCGCAGGTCGTAGCGCTCGATTATCATGTGGGACCATTCAGCCCAGTATGGCTGCGCGAAATCAG